GCGGTAAGATTGACTACACCATATTCAGATGTTCCATATAAACCTGAACCATATCGTGCAGACTGTGCTATGATTGCCATAGCCTACTCCTTACGCTATACGAATTACAGCGTTACTTGCATCAGCGGTAGGAAATTCAATCGTTAAGTCACCAGCAGTAGCACTTACTGTGCCACCAAAGTCAATTACAGCAATAGCGGCATTACTAGCTGCTGTGTTATAAATGATACATCCGTCAGCAGATACTGTAACGTCAGCAAATACTTCGTCTGTAAAATCAACAATAGCGGTAGAGCCAGACAAAGAAATAGCCGCACCGTCAAGAACCTGACCGCCAGCGGAATAACCAGTACCCGATGCTTCATCAGAGTTACCAGTTACATCAGAATAATTAGTTGTGCTGGCATTATAAGTGCCAGATGGTGATGCTTTAATTAAAGCAAGCTTCAAAGAATCGGTATCCAAATCATGGACACCACCAAGAAGTTCTTGTTTAAAGCTGTTACACATTGCAGTTGTGATTGCCATGATTTGTGCGTCCTTTATTAAATCTCATAGAAGTGAGGGGGCAAGTTGCCCTGCCCCCAACACATTATTTAGGCAAGTTGGTCACGGTCTACTTCGTTAGCAGTCGTATCACCTTGATCGCTGATGTCCATCATAATGGCATAAGCACGTAGCTTACCAGCCGTAAATGATGCACCACTACCAGCCAATACAAAGTCAATTGTGTCAGCAGTTGTAGATGGTGCTAGTCCATCAATTGAAACCTGCGGAGCATAAGCCCCGTCTGATGCACCGTCAATGTCGAGTGCTGCGGCAAACTCATCAACGTCACCACCAGTGAAGCCAAGAGCAGCAGTAGCATCTGTACCAGTATTCATGGTAGCAGACTCAACAACTTGGAAGCCAGCACCCATAATCAGAGTGTTAGCAGGTACGGTAATTGCCTGAATAGTATCGCCGGGAGCAATGCTATTTGTGGTCAGATCAATTGTCACATCAACGTAGTACGGATTGCGTCCACGCTGTGAGTTCCCTGAAGCGGGATGAAGAAGTGCGGTAATGTTAGCCATGTCTAAATCCCCCCTTAAGCCAAGTTGTAGATGGCGTTAACAAGACCTTCAGGACGAAGAATCTTGCGACCATACAAATGCATACCACGAACAATGTCAGCAAAGCTGTCAGGGTCACGGTAGGTTTCGGTCTTGTTGATTTGCTCTGCTGTTGCAACAGATGAATCATGACCAGCAACAATCACGCCAAAGTTAGAGGCGTTCATGCCACCAGTTGTAGCCGAACCAGTGCCGATTGATGGCAAGTTGTTTGAAACGTAAACACGGAAGCCATGCAGGTTTGGAAGAGCCAAACCGTTCTGCAGACCTGACCCACCCCAATCTGCTTGGAGCAGACGTGAATCTTCGTCTTTCAGAACTTCCATGAATACAGGATCAACAACCATCCAACGGCCTTGTGTGTCAACATTCTGCTGGTCTAGCAGACGTGACATACGAGCAATGACCTGAAGTGGGTTTGCTTCACCGTTACCAGTTGGAACGGCACCTGCACCTGTACGTGGCAGGATTGAGATTGACTGACCAGCAACACCTGTGCCAGCAAAATCAGTTGCGTCCAGCTTCATGCTGGCAAGCAGTTCGTCTGTACCTGCAGTTGATACAGCAACAGAACCATTAACAGTTGTGTTTACTGTGTCAGCATTTGCATGTAGTGCAGACTGCTTGTAACCTGACAAGTAGCCAAGAACGTCTTGGTCAAACTGGTCAGCAAGGCGATACGCAGCACGATCACTTGCCAGTGACTGGAAGTTAACGTGTGAGTGTGCCTCTTCAATGTCATCAACCTTGAACGCAAAGTAGTTAGCTTTGTCGATGGTCAGGTTGAAGTCTTCATCGTCAATGTCTTGCGGCGTGATGGTTGTACCACGGGCGTAAGCCTTGACTGTGATTTCGGGTTCCTTGATAATCTTCACGGAATCGCCCATGTTAGCAATCTCACCGAAGTAGTCGGAATTTGAGATAGCTTCAGCAACAGCTGACTTGCGGAACGCAAGCTGCACCTGTTTGCTGTAAATTACTGGGCTAAAATTGCCGTTAGGAAGGTTACCATACCCGGCTGCGGTAGTAAAAGCCATGATATTTTCTCCTAATTTTATAGCATTTCACAGATACAAACTCACAAGACTAATCAGAGGCTGATTCACTTGGGTGCGTATCTTAGTAAGGTGGCCGCCCTACTATTCAACGGGCCATGTTCTTCAGGTAATCCGTAAGACTTTGCTGTTTGCGAATTGTCGTGTAACCATATTGCGCAATACAGTTACACTATTCTGACTATAGTTATACGTAAAAATAACTATTTGTCAACACTTTTTTATATATTATCTAGCAGAGCCAGATACATCATAGATGAACTTACCACTACGGATAGCTTCCATGATCTCGTCAGACATCTTCTCATACTGTTGAGGTGACATCTTTTGTACTTGTGATTCTTTTAAGTAAGTCGAAGACTCATCGTCTTGTGGCCTACTTCTTGAGTTCCTTGTAGATACAGACTTGGCTGCATCCTTATCTTTAGTAGGTTTGCTTTTAGCAATACCCATATCAGCTTTGTACAAATCAATTGCTCTAGCGGCAGATCGTGCATCGTTATCATTGTCATAAAGTGCGTCTTGTACCCACTTAGGCTGTTCTTCTGCCCAATTGTGGAAGTCATCGCTGTCACGAATCTCATCAAAGTCTGGATGCATCTGCATCAACGCTGCTTCAGCTTTTTCTTTAGTTGCATTAAGCTGCATTTCATCAATGAACTTTACACGTTCTTCCAAAGCACTGGATTGTTCACGTGCCTTCTTCATAGCAATTGTTTCAACGATAGCTGCTACATCTGGATAGTCTGCTGCCCATTGTTCAATGTCCTCATCAGACTTGGGTAGTTTCATTTCTTTTTTAGTAGCTTGACTGAGTTGCGATTTTAGTGCCTCAATCTCTTTTTTAAATTCTTCTGCCTGCTGTTGTTGATGCCTACGCAGATCAGAGTAACGCTTCTTAAATGTTTTTTCTTCTGCGTTTGTAGGTTCAGCTTCTTGTGGTTCTTCTGTGGTTTCTTCTACTTCACCACGCTGTTCCTTCATTAGTTGTTCTAGTTCTTCTTCTTCCATCTTGCGTTTTTCTTCGTTAGTGTATTTACGATTTGCAAACGCAACTTTCTTTTGTGATTGCATTTCTTCAGCCATAATTGTATCGTTCATTGTATTTCCTTTTGTTGGGGCCACTGTAGCCACACTGTCGGGCGTGGGGAGTGAGTAGCCAACTGATTGTGAGGTTGTTTTACAAGCCCCTCACGCAGCTTGTTTAGTCGCCACCACCGTAGCCGTCACCAACAGAACCTTCAGCATTTCCAGCACCTTCACTAGTGCCGCCTCCCGGACCATCGTTGCCGCCGCTGCTGCCGCCGCCGTCATCATTTCTTCCGCCGCCGCCATCGTTGCTACTTCTACTAACTGTTGAAGTTTGTCTTGCTGAAGTACCCCAGTTACCTGAACTTTGTCCTGATGGTTTACTGGCTTCATCCGCTTCTTGTGCCTCTGCTGCAGCAATTGCATCAAAGCCCTGATAGCCACCGCTATAATCTGTACGGCCTTTTCCAGTACCACCCGGTGTTGCAGAAACTTCTCCACCTTTAGATGGATCACCTAATCTACCTTCTGCACCTTTACCAGTAGATACACCGCCACCTTCCCAGCCATTATCCGCTGCTTTTTCGTCATATTTAGCTTTACCAGAGGATGAAAGATTATCGTACTCAGCGTCAGTTAAAGGACCGCCCCAATAACCTGATTTAATACTACTTTCTACAGCATCAATCCAACTTCCTACATCACTAAAAGCAGGCTCAACTCCTGTAGAACTTCCGTTTGTTTTTACCATACGACCATTCGCATCATAAGGATTTCCAGTATTGGGGTCAATAGAACCGGGACTAAAACCAAACATACCTGTCAAGGGAGTGCGAATAGCCTTTTGAACTTCCGCACGTTGTAATGCTTGCGCTTTATTCATAGCACCTATACCTGTAGTTTCCATAGTTTCTGGTGATATTGCACCTGAAACATAATTTTCTAGCTGTTCAGTAGTGAAAGTACCAAAACCTGTGGGGGCTGATATTGCACCAACTTGTGTATTTGGACCAATGCCTGAAACAGAACCTATTGCACCTAAGATATTACCTGTTAAAATACTAGCAATTGCCCCAGCATTAAAACCTTCATTGCCATAAATGCCTAAAGCATTAGCAACGCCAGCCTGTTGACCCGCCAATGAATTTGATGGAGTGCTAGAAAACCCTGCAGCACCTATACTACTCAAAGAAACGTCTGGGTCATAAGGCTCTGCCTTACCGGG